CTATTCTTTACACTCTGAGAAACTTGTAGATTTGATAACTCAATATCTACAGGGTGGTCATCAAGGTCACCCGCGATTGCTTCATTAGTAATATCAGCGATTGCTGCGTCAGCTTCTGGGTGAATAGACATCTCACGATATCTACCTATGAGTTCTACCTCATTTGATTTATTTGCGGAGTCACCTAGGTCAACGTACTGCCCAAAATAACCACCCGCTACTATGGGTTGCGCTGCATCATCACTATCTTTATGCACAAAAGAAGGACCCTTCTGGGATTCCTTCTTTTTGCGCTCAAGTGAATAACCAAATAATTGTGACATTCAACTTTTCCGCTACTATTATATGTTTATTTATTATACCATAAATTAGGTATAAAAATCAACCACTGTTTCCTGCGTTTTCTTTTGTTACAACTTCCCAGTATTGTACTTGGAATTCAACTGTATACTCCTCAGGAGTATCGTTGCTATCCCATGCTAAGTCAATAGCAGAGATGTTGGAAGGCCATATAGAAGCAAACTTATAAGACCTAGTTATGTTACCTTGACGGTCATACTGTCTTACAAATGCATCTTTTTGATAGTCCTGTATGTCATCAAAGTGCTGTAAGTTTTCCTGCATGTCTTGTATTCTACTTGACCATGCTTCAAACTTAGACCTTAATGCAAAACCTTCATCGTTGAGGACTGTAACTGTCCATGGCTCGAATGTACGGTCTCCCGCAATTTTTAACACCCTACCTCTGTAAGGTACGTCAACAACACCGACTGTAGAAGCAGGAAGATTCGCTGCTTTAACTAGCATGGTTGACATTGATGTGGTAACACCACCAGAGTTAGCTCCACCCACTGTTGAATTCGACGCTCCTTCTGAAACAGTTGAGTTGACTCCGCTATCTGCTCCTGATTTAATTGTGCCTCCCTGAGGGAAAAACAATTCAACTTGAAACAGATTAGGGCGTGCTAAATCCCTAATCGTATCACGGAATTGGAGTATTGGTACTTTTACGTCTGACTTTGCCATTAGTTTTCTCCTTGTTGTTAATTAATTGGGATTAGCTTACTATTTCAGAGAAACTAGCACCAGTCCTAGTTGCAGTGAATGTTAGTGTAATGAAGTTAATCGACCTTGCTGGCTTCACGAATATCTCCGCGAAGAATTCCCCTCTATCTATAGACTCAGCTGGGTTGTTTGTAGCATCGCAGACTACTAAGAAGTCTACAATACCTCTTCTTGACTGGACTGAGCGGAGGAATGGCTCAACTATGTTTTTGAATTGTGCACGAGTAAACTCATCATTCAATTCAAATAGTTGATTTTTAGCAGCGACTGCTATTGACTCTTCCAAGACAAGGAATAAACGTCTAACGTTGATTCTGTCAAAAGCGGATGAGTATCCAAGTGCAGTCTTATCTCCAAAGAGAATGATTCCTTCACCTGGGAATGCTACTATTGGGTTAACCCTTGCAGCATATAATCTATCTCTGTGGTCTTTTAGAGGTGAGTATGCAAGTTTAATTGCATTCAAGATTGTGCCTCTATTGAATCCTGCAGGAGAGAACCATGCTTCTGAGTTGAGGGTTGTGCTTAACACAAGTCCCGCCATGTCACCGTTACATGGAATGTAACGATAAACATCATTATACTTATCGTAAATGTATTTGTAGTTGTTATCAAATACCGCATAACTTGTGGATGCTAATGTATCAAAGTAATCAATAGTCTTGGTTACGATGTCATTTGTGCTTGGTTGTCCAATAACATCACCTCTGTGTGGAGAGATGAATGCCATACAATCTTTTCTTGAGTTAGCGATAGAGATAATATGTTGTGCCTTAGCAATACTGTCACCTACAGTTGACATTGAAGGACCCATTAGGATGTAGTCTATGTCAATGGTTTCAGCATCATCAAATAAGTTAAACGCTGATAGTGTTTCTGGACGTGCTACAGAGTAACCGTCTACTCCACCTTGTAGTGAGTAACGAATAGTTGCTTGATGTTTTGTGCCTATTAATGGTTTAGCAGCTGGGTTAGTGCCTGTTGGGTCATCTAAATCATTGATTGAAGCAGAAGACTTGATAAGGTCAAACTCTCTATTGATACCTGATAGACCAAATCCACCAGATGAGTTAACATCTTTATCGTAGATGTCACCTGTTTCGTGACTACCCCAAAGGATGTACTGTGACTGTGATTTGATTACATCTTTATAATAGATGTTATCTCCTTGAGGTGACTTAGCATCAACTGCTTTAGAAACGTTAAGGAATTTCTCAACAACTGAACCAGGTGTGCCTGTTAGTTGTCCGTCTCCATCAATGACTATGATATGCATTAAGTCATTGTGTCCTCCTCTTTCTTCTACCCATGCAGAAGTTGTAGGTCTAGCAGCAAGGTTAGTCCATCTTGCATTAAGTCCGTAAGCACGTGTAGTGTAGTCTGACTCAACGTTAGCGATAGAGATTGTTGCAGCGTTTTTGTCTATAACATTCTGGTTTGCTTGGAAGAGAGGTGATAGTGGGTTAAGTGAAACACGTAACTGACGTGAAACTCCTGATACAACACCACTGTCTCCTGTAGCAGAGCCAGGTGTGTTAGAGTTATTTGCCAATTCAGTGATTGTATCTCCTACCTCGATGATGTCTGATGCAGTATCGTCAATAGTTAATTCTAACTTACGAGCCTCAGCATCCCATGCAACAACACGACCAGTAACACCACCAGATACAGCAGTGATATAGTTGTCTTTCTCGAATGACCCTACAAGAGTAGCACCCGCATCGAAGCTAACAATAACAGTGTAAGAATAAACCTTACCGTAGATGTTTGCGTTAGAGAATGATACTTCCGCGTTATTTGTGAATTCCCATTCAGTAGATGATGGGTCTGCTAGGTAAAGAATTTGGTCAGCACCCGCGTCTGTCATCACAATGCGTAATGAGTTAGCGAATTTTCCTGCAGTCCTTCCTGCCCATTTCCAGTTGTTAGCAGCATCTTCAACGTTTGCCTCATAGTCAGTCATCGACTTGATGATTGGAGGTGTAATACCAGTTGAAGTTTGCTCGTTGATTTCTGTCTTTGCAGCAGTTACAGTTTGAAGTGTAACAGTTGACCCATCAGTGTGCGCAGCAGCAGTAGATCCCAATACTCCACGCTCAACTGTTAGGTCGTCCCCAGCTACACCAGATATTCTTAGAAACTCATCGTCAATTTTGATGTATGAGTTTGTGCTTCCTGCAAGTGCAGTAGCAGAAGTAACTGTAAGTGTAGTGTCAGATGATGTAAATGTAGAACCTTCGTTGATTGTAGAAGATGTGCCAGCTGGCTCAATAAGAGTTATAGATGAATTTGCAGCGTGTGATGCAGCAGATGTTTGTAACTGTCCTCTTGTTACGGTAACGTCGCTACCAGAAACTGCTTGGACAACCATCAATTCAGCGTCGATGAATAATACATCGCTTACGTCGAAGTCAGTTGCTGACTCAACAGTAAGTATTGTGTCTGTTGAGCTGAATGATGTGATAGTGAATTGTGCTGTATCAATAGCGTTTTTAAGTGAGCTATTATCTGCACGGACTACACGTAGAGATCCGCCATACAATAAGAATTGTGCTGCGGTAAACCAAAATTCGTAATTTAAATTATTTGGTTTTCCAAATGTTGATAATAGTTCCTTCTCACTTGTGATAGTTGTGATGTCTTCGATGGGACCTTTCTCAAATGCACCTACGACAGCAGCGACGTTATCAACAGTCGAATTTACTACGTTAGTGAGGTCTCTTTCTAGAACAGCAACTCCTGGGGAAAGTTGTGTTGATGCCATTAGATTAATCTCCTATGGGATTCCAATTTACAATGCTGAAATTATTTATAGAAAGGGGGTTTTACACTGGGGAAACAAGACGTGAATTACCAATCAGGGTAGTCACCGAAAGGAGTCTTACGTTTACGTTTACGTTTTACTCTCCATATAGTACATGACTTGCATTCATATGCATATGCAGATGGGTTAGACCCTCTATCCTTTCTAGTCTTATAGAATTCGTTTCGGAGATTTTTTTCTTGACCACATATACGACATCTTCTATCTACAAACAGGAGATTGTCTAACTCAAACTCCTCTTCTATACTCATCTGTAATCCCACATATAACTACGGTCACCATAC